GCGGCCTCAAAATCGGCGAGTGATCCGGAGAAACAGCCGGTGGTGACGCGGATACCGATTTTCGCGTCGGCTGATGCGGTTAGCGTGGCGGCGCGTGAGCCGATTGGGCCTAGTTGCACCCACGCATCGCCGTAGACCCGCGCATTGCCGGAGACCCACGCATCGCCGTAGACCCGCGCATCGCCGGAGACCCGCGCATTGCCGGAGACCCGCGCATTGCCGGAGACCCGCGCATTGCCGTAGACCTGCGCATTGCCGTAGACCTGCGCATTGCCGGAGACCCGCGCATTGCCGTAGACCTGCGCATTGCCGTAGACCTGCGCATTGCCGGAGACCTGCGCATCGCCGTAGACCCACGCATCGCCGTAGACCTGCGCATCGCCGTAGACCCACGCATTGCCGGAGACCTGCAAATTGGCCTCGGCCTCTATCCACCCGCCGATTTCGCCGGACACGACGCCACCAAAAGAGGCCGTGGCCCGGATGCGTTTCAGGACGCGACCAGCAACGGTGATCGTGTCGCCGGTAAATTCGTATTTGCTCATGCCACACCCCGCAACTGCACGGCCAGCTTCTCGGCCACTTGGTTGATCTTCCATTCCGGCCCGCGCAGCTTCTGCGATAGACCGTCAGCCATCGCCAGATCAGCCCGGTGGCTGGATTCGTCCAGCAACATGCGGGCCTCGTCGATGGTGAACAGGGCCACCACGGTATTGTCAGCGTCCATCAGCACCTCCTCCGGTTGATCGGCGCCCCGAGGAGAACGGCCGGGCCAGCCAATGCAGTCGTCTCCACTCGCTGCCGTCCGTCTCTGGTGCCTCAGAGCGAGGCCGGCGGCAGGCATGGGAGGGATACTAGCGGCGCTAATGGCCCGTGTCAATAGCGGCGCTAGTACAAAAGGGCGCGCACCGCCGGATCGGCTATGATCAGGCCATCCTGATGTTCCGGAGGCCAGCTATGTCGATAGTTTCCTGCCGCGAGTGCGGCCGCGATATTTCCGATCAGGCGGTCATGTGCCCCGGTTGCGGGGCGGGCATCAGGCCGTTACCGCAGGCCCACCGTACTCGCACAAAGGCCGCGCTGTTTGGCATCTTCCTGGGCGGCCTCGGCGCACACAAGTTCTACACCGGGCGCACTACGCAGGGGGTCTTCTATTTGCTGTTCTGCTGGACCTTCATACCGGCAATTTTCGGCTTTATCGAGGGGCTGAACTACCTGTCGATGAGCGATGAGCGTTTCGACAAGGCGTTCAACGCCTGAGCCGGCTATTTGTGGTGCGACGGCGCGCTCCGCTTGCGGGCCGGTTTGGCGCGATCATCTACCGGGTGCGAGATCGTTCGCGCATAGGCCGCATACTTCAGCGTGTCGGCTCGGTGCTCGGAGTCCATTCGGCGAAAGAGGTCGAGCAACCGCGATTCGTCGCGCGATAAGACCGGGCGTGCATCGCGTGTTGGTGCTGCCAGAGAAAGACGCTTGGCCAGTGTCGGTGAGATGTCCTCGACCGGGACGCCGAGTCCAGCAGCAAACCCGATAGCGGCGTCGAGGTTGAGGGCGCGCCTGCCGCTCTTGTACTGCCAGAACATCGACTGGGTTCCGATCCCGTTGTGCTCGGCGAAATGCGACTGCGATACCCAGTCCTGCCGGGTCTCCGCCTGATCCAATAGCGCGGACAGGCGCGAAGCGTCGCCAATCTGCCAATCCTCCAAGGTTGTCGGGCGGTATTGTCTCGGCATCATCCAATCATGAAGCGTTGCTAGTGACCTGCAACCCGCCCCGCTATTGACGCGGGTTACTAGCGGCGCTAGTCTAGTGCGCATGAATCTATCCTCCTACCTTTCCGGACAAGGCGTCACTCAGCGGGATATGGCCTCGCGGCTCGGTGTAACCCCGTCGTTGATTTGGCAGTGGATCAGCGGACATCGCCCGGTTTCTGCGGAGCAGGCGATTGCCATCGAGCGCGAAACCGCCGGAGCCGTGACTTGCGAAGAGCTGCGCCCGGACGTGGATTGGGCATACCTGCGCGGGCGCCGCAAGCCCCGCAAAACCGCATGAACCAATACCGGCCGGGCCAAGCAACCCGGCTTTTTCACCTGCTGAGGGTAGATCGCAGGGGCACATAGGCAACAGGGGTAACACGAGATGACGGGGAAAAGTGGCCGAGTAGACATAAACGAGCGGGAGACCAGACGGCTGGTCCGGCGACACGACGACGGCATGTTGAGCCTGAAGCCAGGCATCGACTTCAGCAACCCGCCCGAGTACCCGTCCCGGCTTTCCGAGTTCCTGCGCAAGCGTCTGCCATCCCTGAAGCACCTCGTGCCCGGTGGCCACGCGTGACCGATCAAATGACCCGCCCCCCGCAATTGCCCAACAGCAGTTCACCCCCTCCTGCTGGCGATGGGGCGGGTCTCCAATTGTGGGCTGAGATCAAGGCCTGGTGGCAAGGCCTCTGGACCACCGCGGCGACCGGCCCTGAGCCGCAGTTGCCTGATACCCATTGGGAGGATCTGCAGTGAGATCGGCTGCGTGTGCCGAACACACCGAAACGCGCATGGCTAGGGTAGCCCCCGAAAAGGCGGACTTCCGACCCGTCCTGCCATGCGCTCCTTTTGTCGGAGCGTCATCGGAGATGCATGTGACCAAACAAACGACATACGGCGAGCTACTGAAACGCCCGCGAGGCATCGCCAGATGAGCGGGTGGATAAAGATGGAGAAGGACTTGCGAGACGATCCTCGCGTCCTGCGCATGGCGTCACGTTTGCGTCACGCTGATGTCACGCTCGGTGATAGATCGCGCGCGATGATCATGGGCGCGCTGGCTCAACTTTGGTGCTACGCGGACACGCACGTCCGGCCAGATGACACGCTCGACCTCGGCCCGAGCGAGATTGACGAGTTCGTCGGCGTGCCTGGTTTCGCTCAGTTGCTGCCAGCGGACTGGCTGGAAGTGATCGACGAGAACACCGTGAAACTACCGAACTTTCATGCACATAACGGCACTGAGTCGAGGAAACGAGCGATCGACCAGAAGCGGCAGGAACGCCACAGGCGTGACAAGAGCGTGACACCACCGTTACGGACTGCGTTACCAGACCAAGACCAGACCAAGACCATACCAAGACCAGAAGAAAGAAGTACGGCGGCTGAGCCGCCACCCGCGAGTCCAGAAACCCCGAAGCGGAAACGTGTTTCACGGGAAACCTCGCCAGACCCGGAGTGGGTGCTTGGCCTGAAGCTGGCTTACCCGAGCCGTGCCGGCGATACGCGGTGGTCGGCAGCGCGCCGGGCGATCAACGCCAGGCTCGAAGATGGGCACACGGTCGACGAGCTGCGGGACGGGGTTGCCCGCTATGCCCGCTACATCCGGGCAGTCGGCAGCGAGGGCACGCAGTTCGTCAAGACCGCGCCGGTGTTCTTCGGGCCGGACAAACCGTTCCTCGATCCGTGGATCATCCCCGCCTCGAAATCCGAGCGTCGCCAGGACGGGAACATCGCCGCCTCCCTCGAGTGGCTTGGCCAGCAGGAGTCCGCCGATGCGAGCCACTGATCGTCCCGAGTTTCTGAAAATCCTGAACGGGCTGGCCGCGATAAAGCGCGTGGACCTGACACCGGAGGCGCTGGGCATGTGGTGGTCCGCGATGGCCGACTGGTCCGTCGAGGATTTCCGCAGTGGTGCGAATCACCTGCTGAAGACCTGCCGTTTCATGCCGTCGCCGTTCGACTTCGAGCAGCTCCGCAAGGCCGGGCAGGGCACCGCTGCCGAGGCCTGGGTGCGCGTCGTGCAGCAATCCCCACGGTGGCGCTCCGGCGAGCAGGGCGACGCGGACCCGTTGATCGATCGATGCATCCGTGCGGTGGGTGGCAACGAGGTGATCGCGATGACCCCGGTGGCGGATCTGCACTGGCTGGAGAAGCGTTTCACCGCCGCTTACGACGAGCTGTCGGACGTGGCGGAGGCGCGGAGCGCCTTGCCCGACCTGACGAGCGCAGCCGAAGCGCGCCGGATCGCAGACCTGCTGGCGCGTGGCCGGATGATCGATAGCCAAGCGGAAAGGGAGGCCTGATGGGACCGACCGAGAAAATAACCGCCGCGCACCGCGCCCGGTTTGCAGCGATGCAGGAGATCGGCTGCGTGATCTGCTCGGTGTACTTCCAGCGACCTGGCACACCGGGCCAGGTGCACCACCTGCTCAGCGGTGGGCAACGCATCGGACACGACGCGACGATCTACCTGCACCCGTGGTTTCACGCTGGCGAACCACCGACCACCAGGGTCGCCGGCCACATTGCGCAACTGACGATCGCAGAAGCCACCCGGATCTACGGCCCCAGTCTCGCGCACGACCGTCCAGAGTTCGAGGCCCGGTTCGGCACCGAACAGGAGCTGCTCGAGATGCAGAACGACCTGATCGCGGCCTATGAGCGATGCGCCAGAGGTGCGGCATGAGCGACCGCGACGACAACATTCGCGCCGCTCGGGTGCATCTGGGCGAGGTGCGCGCGAGGCGCGAAAAGCAGCGGGCGTTCTGCTTCGTGCTGCTGCGCTGGGCTGCCAATGCTCGCAGGCGGGCGGCTGAATCGGTCGTGCAGCGGGAGCTGTTCGCATGATCGGCAGCAAGCTCGGCACAGCAGGCATGGCCACGCTGATGCAGACCGCGACACCCGAACGAGGCGGGGTGTTCACCTGCCCGGAGTGCACCCGGTTCTACACCCGCGCCAACGACCAGGAGCGCCGGTATCACCTGGCAGTGCGGATGCTGGTGAGGAACGCATGGCCGAACCGGACGCAGTGGGCGGAGGAATTCGAGAAGCTCACGGGCGAATCACTCACCGAGTACACGGTGCGGATGCGTAGGCAAGAAACCATGAGGGAAGTTCGATGAGAAGCGGATTGCCAGATAGCGACATGTCGGCCGGTCAGTCCAGCAGGGCTACCAATGGCGCAGGCCCAGTGCGGATACTGCGGCCCGGTGATCCGGGGTTTCCGAGGTCGGAAGACGCGCCCGCCCAGTCGCGCAGAGCCTGTCAGCATCCGGGCTGCACCACGGTCTTCGAGCCATCGCTCGCGCAGAGGAAATACTGCGCTGATCACGGCACCAAGGTCGCCGAGCAGGAGCGGTGGCGGATGAAGCTGGCCACCACGAGGGCGGCATCGAAACCGGAAGCCAGCAAAACCCGCCGCTGTTTCCAATGCGGCAAGGACTACCTGCCCACGGGCAACGCACAGCGCACCTGCCCGGACTGCAAGAGCAAGGCGATCCCGCCCACGAAGCCGAAGACCCTGAAGGACATTCAGGTGCGGAGGGTGGAGGTAGATCCACCAAGCGCCGCACCGGCACCGGCTGCCGACCCGTTCCGCGAGCAGATCGGCGGCGATCACTACAAGGCGCTGGCGATCCAGCCCATCGAGTATTGCCAGCGCAACGGCCTGGGCTATTGCGAGGCGAACGTCGTCAAGTACGTCACCCGGCACCGATTCAAGGGCGGAGAGCAGGACATCCTGAAGGCGATACACAACCTGCAACTTCTGCTGCAGATGGTTTACCCGAAGCAGGAAAGCCCGCAAGCATGACGACCACCACGGCATCAGCGGTAACCCGTGCGCGGCGCAAGGCGATGCGCGAGCGATGGGAGAACCTGCTGGCGGCGCACTTGCGCCTGCACCGTGTGACGGGATGGGTGCAGCAGCACGCGTTCGCCCGGAAGATAGGCCGCCGCTGGCTGTTCGACTTTGCTTTCCCCGACCTCGGTCTGGCCATCGAGGTGGAGGGTGGCGAGTGGGTGCAGGGCCGCCACACCCGCCCCGTCGGCTTCCGTCAGGACTGTGAGAAATACAACGCCGCCGCAGAAATGGGCTGGCGGGTGCTGAAGTACGTCCCCGCCCAGGTCAAGAGCGCCGAGGCGGTGAACCAGATCAAGCGCATTGTCGACGCGGGGAGCCGCTGAATGTCGGATGAGAGCCGTCGGCGACTGTCACCAGAACTCCACGAACTCGAAGACAGGCTGTGTGCGTGGGCCACATGGTCACGGAAGGAAGCCGCCAACATCGGCTGGCCGGCGGTATCACTGACAGCCCGCATGGCTGAATGGCACGAGCTGGGCATCAGGCCCGACCGCGTGACCAACGGCAGCATCAGCATCGACGTGCCGGAATCGATCTGGACCATCGATAAGCTGGTCGCCAAACTGCCGAGCCCGCAACGCCGCGTGATCCTGGTCCAATACTTCCGGGCCGAGCCGCTGGAAGTCAAAGCCCGGATGGCTCACATGCACTGCGGGCAGTACCGCCGGATACTCGACCGAGCACGCTGGGCGCTGCATTTCGCGCTCAACGTGACCGCGTGAAAATATGTTGATGGGAACTTCTGACCATGCATATTCGACAACAAGCGGCAGTACGCGCATGGTGATCCAGTGATAAAGATCAGCGTGCAGGCCGACATCAGCGGGGCGCTGAGGAAGCTGAAGCTGGCCCAGTCGCAGGTCAAGTACGCGACCGCAGTGGCCCTGACCCGAACAGCAAAGGTGGTCGAGGCCGAACTGCAGCGCGAGATTACCAAGAGCTTCAACAACCCGACCCCCTTCACTCAGCGCGCACTCCGTACCCAACCGGCCACCAAGGCACGTTTGACAGCACGGGTGTTCGTCAAGGACTACGCATCAAAGGGCAACGCCGCATCGAAGTGGCTGCTGCCTGGGGTGGAAGGCGGGCAGCGCAACACCAAGGGCTTCGAGCGATTACTACAGCGTGCAGGCGTGATGCCTTCTGGCTGGTACGCCATGCCCACCAAGTACATCGCGCGGGACGCTTACGGCAACGTGCCTGCGGGCGTGGTGGTGAAGATCCTGTCGCAGTTGCAGGCGTCTCGTGACCCAAGCGTCAATGAGAAGTCAGCCGCGAAGAAGAAGCGGAACAGGAAGATGCGGGCAGGGCGATACTTCGCCATTCAGCCTGGCAGATCACACCTGCCGCCAGGGATATACGAGCGGGTTAGCTTCGCCTTCGGGGCAGCCGTGAAGCCCATGTTCATCTACACCAGCAAGCGACCAACCTACAAGCGCAGGTTCAAGTTCTACGAGCGTGGGCAGGACCTCGCCAAGCGCGAGTTCCCCGGCCAGTTCGAGCTGGCAGCGAGGATGGCGATGGCGACAGCGCGATGATCTCCCTTATTAATTTCACGGGTCCCTCCTGGCGTCGGGGGGGTGCGGGTGGTTCGGACCCCGTGTTCCGTCTAGCGCCAGGGGCGCTGAGGCGCCACCACTAGGCGGATGATCGCCGAGCCTCGCACGCTGAGCTGGTTGGCTGTCGAGCTACGCATCGACCGGCGCACGCTGGCGCGTGAACTGGAAGGGCTACCACCGGATACGGTCAGCCAGGGCAAGGGGCGCGCTGACCGCAGATGGTTATTGGCGCGCGTCGTCGAGCACCTCCGCGGCAACAGTCAAGGAGACGGGTACGACGCCGAAGCGGAGCTGGGCCGGCTACGGTTCGAGCAGGCGAACAAGACGGCACTTGAGAACGCGGTCAGGAGCGGGCAGCTGCTCGATGTCGGTCTGGTGTATCGGGCTTGGGAGATGCTGCTGGTGGGCATTCGGGCGCGGATGTTGTCCGTACCGACAAAGCTGGCGGCCGAGTTGGCGGTAATCCAGGACTCGAATGCAATCAGATCACGCCTTACCGACGAGATCACCGAAATTCTCGCCGAGGCAGCCGCTCATCGAGCGGAGCCTGCAGATCTCGACGGCCCTGACATTGATGAGTCGGGCGGCGAGGATTCTGCAGCCGCCACCCCGGCTGACCGTAAGCGAGTGGGCAGACGCAAGGCGCCGGCTAAGTCGGGAAAGCAGCGCCGAGCCGGGGCAGTGGCGCACTGACCGGGCCCCGTACCAGCGCGGCATCATGGATGCTGTCGCTGATCCGCTGATCCGCGAGATATGGGTCATGAAGTCAGCCCAGGTGGGCTGGACAGAGATCCTCGGGAACGTGATCGGGTTCCACGTGGATCAAGACCCGGCACCGATCCTGCTGGTTCAGCCGACATTGGAGATGGCAGAGGCGTGGTCCAAGGATCGACTCGCGCCGATGCTGAGGGACACGCCATGCCTGCAGGGGAAGGTGGCCGACCCGCGATCGCGGGACTCCGGCAACACGCTGCTGCATAAATCGTTCCCCGGTGGCCACATCACGATGGCCGGGGCGAATTCGCCGAGCGGCTTGGCGTCGAGGCCGATCAGGGTGCTGCTGTTCGATGAGGTTGACCGCTTCCCGACCTCAGCAGGGACAGAGGGTGACCCGGTAAGTATTGGCCGCAAGCGGGCGGCGACCTTCTGGAACAGAAAGCTGCTGGCAGGATCGACGCCAACCGTGAAGGGATCGAGCCGTATTGAGGCCGGTTTCGAGGGGTCGGACCAGCGGTATTTCTTCGTGCCGTGCCCGCACTGCGGCGAGTTTCAGCGACTGGTTTGGAGCCAGGTGCGCTGGACGGATGACCGGCCAGAGACGGCAGCATATGCCTGTGCGCACTGTGCGGCGTTGATTGTTGATACCGACAAGCTGGACATGCTCCGCCGCGGTGAGTGGCGGGCATCAAGGCCGTCGACTGGCATCGCCGGGTTCCACATCTCGGAACTGTACTCGCCCTGGGTGACGTGGGCCGAGATGGCGCGGTCGTTTCTTGAGGCTAAGAAGCTGCCGGAGACCCTGCAGACATTCATCAACACCGCGCTCGGCGAGACCTGGGAAGACCGCGGCGAGATGGTGGACGCGAAGGGACTGGCGGCCCGTCGGGAAAGCTACACCGCTGCCAGCCTGCCCGCCGGAATCGTGATGCTGACCCGCGGAACCGACGTTCAGGACGACCGCCTGGAGTCGACGCTCTGGGGGTGGGGGCGCGACGGCGAGAAATGGCGCA